CTTCTGCAACTTGGTCAGTATTGATGTGTTGAAGTTCAAAAACGACAACTTGGGGTTATTGCGTGCAGCAAAAATTATTGCTCGCGCCAACTACCGTCAGACTGTTGTAGATTTCAGAGACGGTATCCTACAAGAAAGCTGGCACTTAAACAACGAACACCTGCGGCTGTGTGGTGTTAGTCTAATGGGTGTAGCCGGTCGCAACGACATGAAGGCTTATGACTATCGACGTTTAGAGCGTGTTGTTACAGCCGCTGCGTACGAAATGGCTAAAGAACTGGACTTGTCCTATCCAAAGAATATTACTGCTTTGAAGCCTGAGGGCACACAATCAAAGTGCTATGATTCACTGGAAGGAATGCACAAGCCGCTTGGAAAGTACATTTTCAACAATGTTGCTTTTTCAAAGTACGATCCACTAGTAGAAAAGCTACGTAGTGCAAACTATAATGTTTTTAACCATCCCTACGACGACAGTGCTACACTGATTACATTTCCAGTCAAGAATGACGGAGTAGAGTTTGATGTAGTCGACAACAAAGAAGTAAACTTAGACTCAGCTGTTCAGCAGTTAGAGGTTTACAAGATGTTGATGGACAACTACTGTCAGCAAAATGTAAGCTGTACAATTTCTTACAGCGTGGATGAAACAGAAGAAATCGTAAACTGGCTATACCAAAACTGGGATAGTTATGTTGCCGTAAGTTTCTTGTTCCGTAACGATCCAAGCAAGACTGCTAAAGATTTAGGGTATCCCTACCTGCCTCAAGAAGTAACAACAAAAGAAGCATACGAAGAATATGTTCGCAAGTTGTTACCAGTAGATATCGAAACCAGCAATAGTTTCGATGAACTATTAGATCAAGACTGCAGTACTGGCGCTTGTCCAATACGTTAACAAAAAAGCCTGCTAAATTTTTAGCAGGCTTTTTTTATTGTCATAAAAAATTACATATTGTTTTTTACCAGCAAAAATAGTATAATACTAAAAGTTGGTGGTAAAATAACAAATATAAAAATCAACAAAACGAACTTCCTGCAAAACTTACAAAGGAAGGAAAATATGGCAGAAGAAGCAGTTGTACCTGCTACTATGGATAGCATAGCAGCAGACGTTAAAAAATTAGAAGAATCAGCTAAGCGTTATTACAAGAAATTAGCTGATAAAATTACTGAAAAGGAAACTGAAATGGCAGAAGTATTAACTCCAAGTATGATTATGGGTGGTGGCGGTGGCGACGGTCTTTTCGGGGGCGGTGGCGGTGGCGGACTAATTGGAGGTCTTATCCTCGGAAGCCTTCTACGCAACAACGGAAACTTTTTCGGAAACGATGGCAATGGTGCTGTAGCTGGAGCTGTCTTACGCAATCCTCCAGAACAAAACCAAGCTAACATGGACCTAATGCAGGCCGTAGGCGCTGTTGACAAGTCAGTTGCTGTTTCAACAGCAGCAATGGAAGCCTCACAAGCTAACCAAACAATCGGTATTACATCACAATTCAATAACACAACAGCCTCACTAGCTGCTCGTGTAGAGGGTGTAAAAGAAGCAGTAAATGCCGGTACAATGGTTCTAGCTCAACAATTGAACGGCGTTCAGCAGCAAGTAATGCAAAATCGTTACGAACTGTCTAAAGACATTTCTAACGACGGCGAAAAAACACGTGCTCTTATTACTCAACAGTATGAGGCCACACTAAATCGTCAGCTAAGCGATGCAAACGCAGCAGTTATTGCTCTACAGGCACGTTTCGATACAGCCGAACGTACTCGTGGTGTTGAAGTTACAACAACAAACAACATCAATCAGATGCAACAACAACAGCAAACTCAGCAACAGTGGGGTCAGCTCTACAATGTGTTGTGGGGTCTAGCTCAAAACATTCGTTCAAATAACGAAGCAATCAACGTTGGAAGCGGCACACTAACCGCCAACCCAACAAACACAAATACTAACATCCGCTAATATTTGTTGAAAATCCCCCTCAGCCACGATCTGTGGGGGATTTTTTATTGTAGGTATAATTATGCAACAAAATCAACGTCAAGGATTTCCGCCGTCTTGGTATATGTTGCCTCCGCCTCCATTGATGCCGCTGCCATGTCCTCCACTACCACTGATTGATGATTCTGATATTTTTATCAACAGTAGTATTGTTGGTCAACCCGGCCCGCCCGGCCCTCAAGGACCAGTTGGCCCGCAAGGTCCGGCCGGTCCACAAGGTCCACCAGGTACGCTTGCAAACGTTCCTGTTACTTTAATAGACGATCCCACATACAACGCCACTGTTGATGAATACTTTTTAGGCGTTATTTATGATGGCACAGTTACAATAAACTTACCTGCTGGTACTTTAGGCAAGGTGTTTATTGTAAAAGACAGTGTTGGAGCTGCAAATACAAATCCTATTACAATAACTGCAACGTCCTCAACAATAGATATTCAACCAAGTTATACTCTAAATACAGACTGGGGATCTATTAGTTTGATCTACAACGGAATAGAATGGAACGTGGTATGAGCTACAATCAGAATATAGCTAGTGCCACAGACTATGGAGTCGTAAAAGTAGGAAGTGGTATTAGTGTAACAAATGGAATAATCAGTGCTGGAGCTGCGGGATCTAACAATTACGGTTTTATTAATAGCAGTACACCTCAGTCTAATCCAGTTGCTAATGCAGTCAACATAGTAACCTTTGATACTTTGGGTCCTTCAAATGGTGTTAGCATTGGCGGCGGCGGTGATAGTATTGTTGTCAGCAATGCTGGAACATACACTCAAATATTTGATTTAATTACTACAAAAACCAGTGGTGGAACTGCAACGCTTAGTATTTGGTTAAGAAAAAACGGTGTAGATGTGGTCGGTAGTACTCAAGAGCTACAACTAACTAACGTGTTATCTATTGTATTTTTAAGTGGTAATTTTACACTGGCACTAGCAGCTGGTGATAACGTTCAAATGTGCTGGAGTAGTCCTGATATAACAACCGGTTTTTCTCCTATTGTTGCACAGGTCAATCCAACACGACCAACTGGTTATGCTGCCAAAGTCACGGTAACAAGGATAGACTAAAATGGCCATAAATTATGATACCAAAATAATTACCACTACTCCTTATATCATTACTACCGATGATGAAGTAATACTGAGTAATGTAGCCACAAGTTCGTCCATAATACTACCAGCAGTTTCTGGTGACAAAAAGGGCAGAAGTTATTACGTCAAAGATTTTTCTGGCAATTCCAAAGTCAACCCAATTACAATCACAGCACCTGGTGGCAAGACCATTGATGGTGCAGCATTTGCTATTATAAACACCCAGTTCGGCCGATTGTTGTTATTATATGACGGCATTAACTGGAAAACAATAGCAGGATAAATCTAAAGGAAAAAATCATGGCATTCAATAGTCCATTAGCCTCAACTACAGGCTACGGTGTAGTTAAAGTTGGAACAAATATCAGTGTAACCAACGGTGTTATTTCTGTTGTAGGAAACGACACTGTTAATGTTTACACAGTTACTGATGCAGCCAGTCCCTATACATTAGACAGTGCTGGTACTACTCCAAATTATTATTTGGGCGTGCAAGGGGCCGGAGGCGGCGTTACGATCAACCTAACTGCAGGCACTAATGGCAGAACAGTTGTAATCAAATCAGAAGCCGGCCAAACGAGTGACATTACCATTGTTCCAAACGGAGCAGAAACGATTGAAAATGCAGCGAGTTACACAATTTTAGCAGCAACAGACGGCAGTGTTACATTAGTATTTAATGGAACAAACTGGAACGCAGTTTAATTGAAAGCACAAGATCATGATGCTATTTATTGTACGTCAGGATACAGAAGATGTTGTTAAATTAAATATTCCACTGCTGCTACGGCTTATGGAATACGCAACAGATGCAACAGACGAAGACTTGCACGAATTGATGGAAAAGATTGTGCGTTTAACAGAAGAAAAGAAGGGTGCTGTGTTAACAATGAAACACTACAAACACCTTGTTCATGAACACGACGACTAAAACAAAAAGCCCGCTTAGTATTATCTAAGCGGGCTTTTTTATTTACTTGCTTTCTCGTCTTCTCATGATTTGATCACGCTTGGCTTTGCTCCAACTCTCGCCAGCGTCACCACCCCACAAGTCCCACGCAACTCGGCCAGGGCTAGGAAAACCTTCTTCGCCGCTATTAAATCCTGTTGCTTGCTTGTCAACAGCGTGTCGACTAAAGAAAGAATACATGCGTAACACAGTACTCTCACTCAGGTTTTCACGGCGTACAAGCTGATTGGCTCGTGCCAATCCTACTCGTGTACCGCCACGCTGACCTTCGTCTTTCCACTTTAATGCTCGTCTTGCTGCACTTGCCATTCCGGTTGTAGGTTTGTAAGTAAGTGCTTTTTCGACGTAGTTTTTAGAGTGTTCCTCGTCTTCGTCTTCGTCTGGTTCCCAGTCTTCTGGTTGCCAACCGTTGCATGTACGCAATGGATTGATTGTCATGTTC